ACTGCACTTATGCGGAGGCCTGTTAGAGTACCGGAGGCTATTGGAGTAATTTCAACTGCATCACCAATTAATTCTCCATCTGAATCGTAAAATGAAACTGAGCCGTTCGTATCTACTGTTGTTGTGAGATCAGCAGAAAATCCTATTCCTATTGTGCCCGCCGAAAATCCAGCAGCGGCAAGGGTGACGGTGCTGTCATAGTTGTTATCATTAATAGTCAGACGCAATTTCCCGGTTGTAAGTAGAGAAAATATAATACCAGTATCAACACCATCATGTTTCTGCAGTAGGACCACATCAGCCGCAGGGGCTAAGCTTGAAAGAGTGTAGACTCCACAATGTGAGAAATTCCCCGTGCCCATATCAAGATCAGGATCATCTGCTATAACAATACCGTCATCACCCGCACCGGATAATGTAACAGAAGGAAGAATTGGAGCGAGTTCAACTATTGGGCCGTCAAGTTCGGCAATCCCGGCGGTGTCTTCAATGTCGAGATTGTTCATTGTCCCGCTTTCCTCTTCCGAAGGATCGCTCTGCTCTACATTGTCAACATATACTGTGTATTCTGTGGCATCTCTGGAGGGCAAATCAAAAGCGGTCGTTGAACCATCCCCGGTATTTACATATTCCCCGGTGTAAGTTTGAGACAAACCGAGAAAAAAAGAAAAGGCCTCGTAAGAACCTGAACGCGCCATATAGAAGGCATACAGAGTTGCAATATTGGCTTTGGTCAAGGCTTCATAATGCACGGTCACGTCTCGTTTAGGATATACCCATTTGCGCTTCCGTTTCTCCCGGCCGTTATCATCGAATTGAGATGTCAAGGTCTTCTGTCTGATCGTGACTTCTTCGGGATTGAATCTGCCTATCTCTGAGTTATCTGGATACTTCGCCATTATACAATTCCCTTGACGGCATTTATTAGAGGTCTATGTCCTTGAGAGGTCAGGGCCGTTACAATCGGATTGATTACCGCTCCCGGATTCCTTCGCATCAAGTCCTGAAATGATGCGGCATCAACAGCAGTAATGGCCACATTAACATTCATTTGCTGGGATTCCGTTTCTGAGGTTTTTACGCCCAAGTCGCCCCCGCTTGTGCGAGCCAATGGAAGTATAGCCTCCGCCCCGGCTTCCCCCATAAGCCCGGCGCCTCTGGCCATTGGGAATATTGTCGGTTGTGATACAATCCCGCCCCTTGCGAAGGGGAGTACATTCCCACCCTGAAAGATGTTGCCCTTTGCGCTGCCAAAGAAACCTCCGATAGAACCAAATAAAGGCTTAGTAATATTCTGATACACCATCATCCTCAAGAGATCGTTAATCATGGAATCGATCATGTCTTTGAATGATGATTCACCTGTTCGGGCAAATTTTACTATTGCATCGGCACTATCTCGACCCCATCCTTCGATTGCGGTTTTGAGTTCGCTGATATCGCTTTTTTCTTTCTCAACACTCTTACCGAGTATCCTCGCCTTCTCTGCCGCATACCATTCATCGAGTTTTGTTTTATCGTCTATATAGGTTGCGTATTCGTCATATAATGATCTCAATTGTTGTAGTTCGTAATCTTTTGACGTTAATGTTGCGCGTTTATGAGCTTCCTGAAATTTGGCCTGTTTCTCTGCATACTCTTTTTCATATTCTTCCAGTTCTGCAAATTTAGCGGCTTCGTCCTGTAGATAGAGTTCTCGTCTCAATTCGTATAATGCCTGTGCCTCTTGTTCTAATTGTTTCTTTTCTTCGGCTGCTTTTTTTGCTTCTGCATTTGCGGCTATCTCCGCTTCCTTTGCTTTGATCTGAGCATCTATTTTAGCCTGTTGTTGCTTTATTAGTTCTTCTGTATTTTTACGCCGCTGGTCTGCCTCGTCTTGATATCGTTTCAAAGAGGCTTCCATTCTGGATTTATCGGCTGCGTCTATTTCTTCTTTCTGTCTTTGGAGTGTATTTAATTGTGCCCGCGCTTCGGCAAGTTCGGCTTCCGATGTGTCCATGCCGAGTATTCTAAGACCTGCTGTCTCGTGAGACCCGGCTTTCTTTAATTGATCGGATAGACGCGCAACTCTTTCCTCTGCTTCTCTGATCTGTTGCGTTAAGGATTTCCCAAAGATTGCCTCCCCCACTGCTCCGAGACCAACCCACGCGGCCATCAACAGCCCTGATTCTTCTTTCGCGAATTTCATTACTGCAAGGGTTTCATTGAGCCACGGGATGATATTGAGCGCCAGGCTGCGCCCTGTGCCTTGGGCGGATTTGATTAAGATATCCAACTGGTCATTGAGATAGGCTGCCTGTAGTGCTGTTTCTGTGCCTATTACCAGCCCCATCTCTTTTGCTTTTTTCTGGAGGTCTTCTATCCCTGCGCTTCCCATGTTCAGCATCGGGATTAGTTCAGCCCCGGCCCGTCCAAAGATACGCATAGCGGCGGCGGTTTTATCCGCGCCGTCTTCCATTTTGGAAAACTTATCGGCGATATCCTTCATTACGTCTTCGGAATTGCGAAGGGTGCCATCTGCTTTGTCAACACTGATATTCAGTAGCTCAAAGGTTTCTTTTGATACTCCTACGCCCCGCTTCATATCGTCCATGTTCATCGAGAGGCGCTGTATGCCTTTTGCTACTGTTTCAAGGGAGGTCCCGGCTTGAGATGCTACAAGGGTCATGCCGGATAGAAATTCGGATGTCGTGCCTGTCTGCTGGGCAAGCTTACCCATTTTATCGGCTACGTCGATCTGTTGTTTTACAAAGGCCACCATCGCGACGGCGGCACCTGCGACGGCATAACCGCCAAATCTATTAACAGCCTGAGCGGTTTCGGTGAATTTCTTTTTCACCGCATCCATGGCTTTTGACATCCCGCTTGCGTTTTCTTGCACTGCCTTCTTGGCTTTGCCCATGTCGGACTTAAAGCTCGCCCAGCCAGCACTCATTTCAGCTCTTACTGAGCCAACAGGATTAGCCATGCTTCTTTCTCCTTCTGAGCATCTTCTTTAGATCGGATTCCATATTCGGATTAGCTGCCTTTGGTTTGCTGGTCATCTCGTTTAGCTTCGGCATCTTTTTTGCCCTCGTCAATGCGGCTATCATCCAGGCCTGAGTGTTCCTGCCGTCGGTTAACGCGGTAATGGCTTTACGGGTCAAATATGGAGTAAGCTCCCAAAATTCAACAGGACTTATCCCCGCCTGAACAGCCGCGCAATATGCCTGCATAACCCAGCCACCGCGAGGAGACTTTTTTTTTCTGTCTCTTTTGGGATGGCCTCATTCCCGAAGTAAGCTTTTTTTACCGCTTCATCTACTGCCCGGATAAATGGGATCATCGGAGGGGATGCTTCTATGATCCTCTCCGGGGTCCATTCAGGTTTATCAATTCCGATAGCGGCCACCCGCGCTAAAATTTCATAGTTGAAAAGATTCGGAGAGTCCCCGAACTCCTCTTCAACTTGCGCAAGCTGGCGCCAGGTAAACTTCATGCTTACCTTTTTACCATTGATTTCTACTACCTTCACTCTGCCACCGTTCCCCTGATTGTTATGGAGCCGGTCGCGTCGCTGTCCACATCGCCGGAAATAGAGTAATCGAGGATATACCCATCTTTCAGTGTGATTGATTCTGCATCGGAAAAGGTAATCTTAAAATCGAGGTCTTCGGAATCATCCTCGTATGCCGCCTTGACTGCGATCAATCCTGTGTCCGCATTGTCCCAGAGTAGATTAAATGTCATGGGTCCGCCGTCACGAATGCCGCGCTTCCAGACTCTTTCCGTGTCAGCAAGTGTAGTCCTGTCACGCTCCGATGCTGTCGGATTCGTCGAGAAATTGGTAATCGTTCCGACCGTCGCGAAATCAGCAGGGGTCATAGTGGCCATGTCTGTATTGTCGGTGATTGTCAGCGCGCTTGCATCGAGATCGATAGCAAAGGTGTCGTCTGTGACATATTTCACCACATAAGTATTAGTGTTGATAGATGCCGCATCATCACCCGCAAAACTGGCAGCAGTCACCAGATCACCGTTAACCAGCCCATGATCCTCAGAAGTCAATATCATAGGATTCGTAAGGGAAATATCGGATATGGTTACCGCTTCACCTGTTGATCCTGTGCCGATTTCTAAAGTTGTTCCTGTTGCATCAAGTATCGCCATTGTTTTATTCCTCCTTGTTTATTCGGTGTATCTCACCGAGTAATCTTGTATTATACGGTGAGTTTTCACCGCGTCTTCATATCCGTCAATCTCCGCCATTGAAAGACAGGAGAATGTAACGCCGCCGCTTGTGTATTCCTTTCCATCCAATGCCACCCTGATAAGATTTGCCAGCGCCTTTGCCGCCGAGTATGTCTCAGCCCATGCCTCGATCTGAAACCGTGGCCTCGCTGCACCGCTGGGGCCGCTTAAATGATGAACCCGGCTACCTGTTACTCTCTGTAGAACAATCAGCGGATAGGTGGGCTTCTGAGGGATATAATTGTAATAACAACGAGTCGTAACAGCCTTGACGCCATCGTCAGCAATTATAATCGCTCTTAACGCCGATTCTATAATCATCGCATTAGTCCTGCCCTCTGCCGTTTTGTTAATGTGCCTTTAGTCGCCTTGGCAGCCAGTCTTTTTGCCGCCTTTTCCAGTTCCTTTTTCATCTCGTCCGAGAATATCTTTATAACTCCAATTTTCGTTGATTCCCACGCCTGCCTCAGATAGGGTTTCGCCGGGACTCGTCCCGTTTCCTGTACTACCCTCACCACGTCGCCTATCGGGGCCGTTGTCGGTGTCTTGTGTTTTCTTTCTACAGTTCCCCATTCAACAAGATGCGCGTGAGGGGCCGAGCTTCCCACGTACATGACAATCTCATCTTTTCCCACCCGGCGTCCGTCCTTCTTCTGGCTACGCTTCAATGCCGATGTAATTTCAACACTGTCTCTTAGATGCTTCGACTTTGCATACTGCTTAGGCTTCGGTGCCCAGGGTAAAGCGGATTTATACAGTTCGGCGGTGGGCTTGAGTGCCCTCTTGGCTGCGTTTCTCACTATGGATTTCTGCATAGCGATAGTAGGCAGTTCGTCAAGCGCGTCCATCAACTCTTTCATGCCGAACAACTCAAATCGAAAAGCATCCTTTGTGGTACTCATTCGCCCCTCGCACTTACTATCAATTCAATACCCTCACGCCTGCCAAGCTCGATAGCCGCGTGAATCTCATATTCTGTGCCATCTATATCAGTGAGCATATCCAACGGCCCCACATCATCCCTGTATCTGATACGATATTTACAGGCCACCTTCGCGATAGTCTGTAGCGATTGCCATTTCTCGTCACCCTTTAATTCCCTCCGCTCTGCCCAGACTGTTGCCGGCAACGTTACAGGTTTAACCTTGTTTGCCGCGTTTAATACGGTTTCCGCCGCCGCCGTGAAGGTGTCGTATTTCGCGCAACCAGTGTAGAAGTGGTTAGTCTCTGTAGCTGTAATCTGATAGAGCGTCCCGATAGTCAGGGTTCCCTTGGCAATTTCAGTTCCCACTTTTACAAGATCAATCCAGGTTATGATTTCTTCGCCGAAGGAATCCGTTGTAACCGATTTCTCTTTGAGCGTGATTCTGCGATCCATCAGGCCTGCTCTCATCAATCAAACTCCGTCCATATCTTGTAGCTTGCAAGTAACGAATCAACAGCGCCATTAATTTTATTAACAGCCACGCCTATAACAACTTGTCCGCGATGTTCATAAAGGTCTGTCAGCTTCAATAGCATTGCCTGTCTAATCGTTTCAGGCACATCGTCTGCATCGTCTCCATAACCGCAATCAAACTCGATTTTGATAGGCTTGTCGCTGTAGAGTGTTCCAGATGGCCATGTTTCGCCAGGTTGTAATATGATTCTTCCCGGTTCTGAGACTATATCTGTATCAACAGTCGAAAGGGTGTTGTCATAATCATCATCATCTTCCAGCCGATAGGTTACGGTTGCGGACTGTAACGGAGGGTAAGGGATTATGATTTCATCCCCGCGTGGCCATCCATCGAGATAATACTCTTTAGTTTGGGTAATGAGTGCCCGGCCTATTTCCTGTTCTGTCTGTATCCTGGCAACTGTTATGAGCCTGTTGAGCAGATCATCTTCAGTCGTGTAGGCCGCCGCTTCCGCCGCCGTAGTGGCAAGACGCAGGTGCATTTTTACTTCCGCCTTTGTCACCGGTTCAACTTCCGGCGATGTTTTCGTCGCGATTCTCATGTCATCCCCCTCACAGCAGCTGCATCCCGAGCACTGCCACCATTCCGCCGATGATCCCACCGCCGAAGGAAAGCCATTTGTTCCATCTTTCCAGTGCACGCATACGGCAGTCGATCGATTGCAAGGTCTCAAAAACAATCCAGTCGCGCTGTTCCTGCGGCGTTTTTCCCCATGTCTCTCTGGTCACGATAAATCCAGTTCCGGTCGTCATATCCGCAGACCCCCTTATGCGTTCAGATAGTATCCGCCGGCCACCAAGGGGCGCCAGAGTACTGTTATATCGGCCACCTTTGCCGTTGGTTTTGTGCCTGTGGAAAGTCCTATGAAGCGGTTGTTGAGACTCCCGATTGCTTCCACTGACATGATTAACCCTCCTTTTTCGGGTTAAAAGGGGCGGGGGTTGACCCGCCCCCGGTGAGTTGCGTTACGTTGACGCCCACGTGCCCTGGATGGCAGTGATATGCCACCCTTTGTCACCGTCAGAAACGAGAGTGACGGAATCTCCTACAACATTGGACGCGGCGGAGTTCTTCAGATCCTTCGCCGCCGCAACAGCGATGCCCACGCCCGTGATGGTGTAGGTGGCCGCGCCGGGATCGATGTTGATCTCTCCGTCCGCATGGCCGCAAATAAAGGTGTATTCGAGTCCTGCCGTTGTCGGGGCAGGCAGGGTGAACGTCTGTGTTGCCGATGTTTTTGTAGCCCGGATCACTGCCCCGGACTGCTCCGCTTTGAGGGCAAGAGTAGCCGCGTCGGTAACGATTACGGGCCGCCTGATTCCCGCAGGAAGGGCGGTCGCGCCTCCGGGAGCCTCGATTGCCCCGCCGGATTCCACGGTGATTTTGCCGCCAGAAGCGACAACAAGCTCATCGCCGCCTTGCTTGTGATAGACTTTGGGGGTGTATGTTTCGTCTGCCATGTCTGGTCCTCCGTTAGCTTATCGCCGGAACATCGAGGCCATGACCCTTGACCACTGTAACGCCGAGGATCACGCCGTTTGCGTTTGCACCTACCTCTGCGATAGTGAGCTTGAGGTATCGCTTCCCGCCGACGTAGCCGAATTTGACGATCCGGCTCGTGGAATCGTCCGAATCGGCATCAATCGTGTAAATTACGCCCTCCGCCGGGGTTGCTCCCTGTATGTCGGCGGCGGCGACGTTGGCGAAACTGGACGTGTCGGAATGCTCGGCCTTGAGGGTGATTGTTCCCGCATCGGCGGATTTCAATCCTACGGAAAGCTCGATCACGGCGGAATTGAACCCCGCCAGGTCAACGATTGCCGCCGCTGGAACGGTGTCATCCAAAACGAGAACGGGCTTTATCGCCTGTACGAATTCTATGTGGTTGTAAAGGTCTTTCATGGTGTTTTACCTCCTGTTTAGGTTACGCCGAGATTTTGAGGGCTTTAAGGGCCTCGTACATCACGATCCCGCCGCCGACTCTTTTTGTCGTGTAGAACGCTACATACGGCTTCGCGCTGTAGGGATCGCGGAGTACGCGGGTTCCGAGTCTGTCAACGATGAGATAGGCCCGCTTGAAATTACCGAAAAAGATCGGGTATTTGTTCGCGCCGATCGCGTCAACGTTGTCATCGATCTCGATGGGCTTCCCGAGAAGCGTATCAGGTGCGTTCTCTGCAAGACCCGGTCTCCAAAGGTAATTGCCTTCGCCGTCTTTCATTTTCCGGATGACGTTGACGGTGCTATCGGCCATGAGCCAAACTGCGCCATTGCGGTAGACCGACTTAAGGGCATGCTGGAGGTCGATAAGCTTGTCGGCGTTGTTAAGCAGGGAAGCATGGCCACTAGCGATGTAGCCGACCTTGCCCCATGCGTAGGAGGCGTTGGCGACCATCGTGTATGCGGCGATGCCCTTGGGCTGCTCCACGCCGGAGCCGCTGATAAAGGCCTCGCTTTCTTCCTCGTTGAACTCTAT